GGTTTCGAACCTGCAACGGATTTTCGACGCTGAGCGCTAGACGTACGCTGCGATTGCCGCCGAAATCTGGTCGGAGAACTTGTACAGCTCGGACAGGTCGTCGATCTGTTGCTTTGACTCGACCTTGCTGGCGTCGAATAGACCGATCGTGCGGGTGCTCTTTCCGTTGAAGTACAACCTGCACACGGGTTTGCGGTTGTTGTCATCTATGAAGATGCTGCAGTAGGACTTTGCGTCACGCATGGTGATGCGTGAGAGCGGAATGACCTTTGATCCGATTGCTCGAACAATCATGAAGGCCTGCTGCTCGTCTTCGGTCGTGACTATCTCCTGCTCCGGCGCTTCGGGCGCATCCTTCTTCTCTTGCGTCTCGGCGGCCGGGGCATCCTTTCCAAAGGTCACACCCAAACGCTCCTGGATGCGATTGCGGATCACTTCGTCCAGAGCGGATTGTATTGCCGGTCGGAGCATCTCCAGCGCGCCCTTGGTCAGCGAGCCTTCGTAAATCTGTTTTCCGATGAAGCGCACGAAGTCATCATCGGGTTCAGTGAGCTGCTTCGAAATGATCGCGGCGCCCGCCTTGACGTACTTGAGGTTTGACGCCGCCTCCAGGATTCCGTCCATGTCGAAGCTCGCCTTTTGAAAGCGCGCCAGCTCGGCGACTTGCCGATCGTCAAAGTTCTGGAGGTCGAATACGAAGAACGGCTTCTTGTCCATCTTGTTCTTTTCGTCGATGTCCGAGAAGAACCAGATTTCGCGGCCGTTGATGAGGATCGCGAGGCGCGCCTCGACAGTCGAGAAGTACCGGAAGAGCTGGCTGTATTGAGCGGAGCCAAGCGACATCGATATTGGTTTGACCTCGATCAGGATCGCGGTCTTGCCGCCGATCTTGATTGCAAAGTCGATCTTCTCACCCTTCTTGATGCCAACATCCGCAATGAACTCTGGAACCACCTCTTCCAAGTTGAAGGCATCAAATCCGAGCGCCTGGATGAACGGCATCACCACCGCGGTTTTAGTCGCCTCTTCGGTCATTGCGTGCAGGCTCGCATGACGAGAGCGCGCAGCAAGGTCCTTTACGCGTTGATTGAAGTCCAAAATCGATCTCCCGTTTACCCCATGACCGTATGGTCACCAAAAATAAGAAATTAATATGGCCTGCCCTCCCGATGGAAGTTCAGTCCTTGTTTGTGTGCCCCCACCACAGCACCTTGCCGATAATGGAAAGCGTTTCGATCTTCGCAAACTCGGGTGGAAAATCAGGGTTGTCTGATAGGAGAATGACCTGACCATCCTCCGGCCGCTCAATCCGTTTGAGGCGAGCGCGGCCATCGTCCAGAACGGCGTAGATCGGGCTTCTCGATCGAGTAACACTTCCGGGCATGCGGACGGGAACCTCGGCGCGTGATCGGTCGATCAGCACCAAATCACCGTCCCAAATGCACGGTTGCATACTGTCGCCGCATGCCCGCGCCAGTACGGCATTGCTCGGCGACACTCCGATCTTACGCAACCAGTCTCGCCTGAATGCCAAGAAATCAACAATATGCTCTGTTCCGTTTTCTGCCCCCGCGCCCGCCGACAATCCTGCTTCATGGACCGGGATGTGCGCGAAAGACTTCGACGGCGGTTCCGGGGGTTCAGGAAAAGGATGAACATCGCCGAAGCCCAAGTCTAAGTTAAGAGCGCGGGCTAGAGCTTCAGCGCTAGAATAATTCGGGTCGCGGCCGTCGATCATTGATCGAACGACGCCAACGCCAACGCCAGCTCGGCGGGCAAATGGGCGCATACCCTCAGCTTCCACAGCAGCCTTTACGCGCTTTTGAAGGGCCTCAATTCCGAATCGTGTCATGTGTGACACATACCACAGTGCTAGGCTTGACACGATGTGTTATTGATAGCATTGTCGTGTCATGCAAAACACGATCCTTCACCTCTGCTTTCTGATTAGAGCGCTAGCGGCGCACACCAATCGCACTCCTGCGACCGTCTCCCGCTTGGTCACTGGCTCAGGAGACACGCTTCGCCGGATCGAATTGCGCCGTCCTGATGGCTCTGCTGCACATCGGATCAGCACCGAACGTGTTGAGCGCGCTTTCCGCCAGCTTTCAAATGCTTGGCCTTCCGACCTCGCGTGGCCTGCCGATATTCCCCGCCCCCCGAAATCTCCATCGAAGGAGGCCGCATGATGCGCCTGATCTCCAACTTGCGCCTTCGCCTGGCACTGCTCGTCTGCCCCGATCTGCGTGTCAGCGTGCCCGCATCGGGTTACGCCGATATCGATCTGGCGCGGAGCTTCGTTCCCGCTCGTTGGCTTCGCCAGGCGAGCCAGATGGCAAAAGGCCATCGCGCTGACACGCCGATCCTGCCGCTGGCCGATGTGCTGGCCGAGCGCAGGAAAAATCGAGTTTCGCCGGGGTCGGTTGGCCCCTGCCGCGGCGGGAGCCGCCCTGACCATGGCGCTGCGCAGCCCGCCACCGGTCAGGGCGTGCCGCGCCGCTCGGTATGGCAGCGCCTGAAGGCGCTGAACGACCGGATCGAGGATTGCTGGATCGGTGACCTGATCGGGGTCGCGGCGCTCGCGGTGCTTCTGGTGGCAATGAGTTTCATCGTGGGGATGCTGTGATGCAGGCGCTGACTGACTTTCAGGACCTGCGGGCCAAGCTGCGCAACGCGCTGATCGCCCGCGACACCATGCGGAACGCCAGCCTGCCGCAGCCCCGGCGGGATCTGGGGACCCAGGCTTACACGCGTCTGGTCGATCAGATCATCGACCTGCTGGAGCGGCTGGAGTTCACGCAGGTCATTCCGGGCGGCGAGGCCAAGCCCACCAATGCCGTCCTGGAAGAGGTGCTGGCAGGGATTGCGCGGGCCGAAGCAGCCATGGGGCATGGGGCCGCGAGCCTCCAGTCCGCTGAATAACCACTAAAGACACAGGGGCCAAACTGTGAAGAAGCCGACCTTGCTGCAGCAGAACCGAGTGAAGGTGTCAGAAGTTGTCACCCATAGCCGCTTGCGCCCCATCTCGGAGGCCGGCGTTGAAAGCCTGATCGCCTCGATCAACGAGACTGGCGTGATGAAGGACGCGATCCATGTCCGCAGGAAGAAGGACGGAAGCCTGCACCTGATTGCCGGCGGTCACCGCACCGAGGCTGCCCGCCGCCTGGGCTGGGAGGAGATCGAGGCCAAGATCTGGACCGATGTGACCGACGACTGGGCACGGTTGATGGAGATCGACGACAACCTCGCCGGGGCCGAGATGAACGCGCTGGATACGGCGGTGTTTCTGGCAACCCGCAAGGCGGTCTATGAACGGCTGCACCCGGAAAGCCGAGCGGATGCCTTTCATGGCAATCAGCATACCGGGAAACTGGCGAGCGACATCGTGTCGTTCGCCACTGCGACTGCTGAAAAGTTCGGAGTCACGAAGCGCCATATCGAACGTATGGTCGCCGCGGGTGTGTGGCTTGGCCCTGACGAAGTCAGCAGACTTCGCGCAGCTCCACGGGCGGTCACCCTGAAAGACCTGACAGAGATCGGCAAGATCGGCACAGCGACCGAACGCTATGGCGTGGTTCGGCATCTGTCGGAAGGCACGGCAAAATCCGCCGCCGAAGCCCGGCGGCTGATCAAACCGGCCCATGCCGGCCCTGTAAAAGACCCTGTTGATGAGGCCTTCAAGACGGGCCTGACATGGTGGAAACGCGCGCCAATGGCTGCGCGGCGCCGGATGGTAGCCGAGCTTGAGGGCGACCTGCGCGAGTTGCTGGCGGATCTCGATCGGGGTGACGCATGACGCTGGTCCCCGAGAAGGAATGGTGGACGGCGCAGGAAATTGCTGACGCGCGACTGCCAGATCTGCCTGACACCAGACAGGGCGTCGATGCGCTCAGCAAGCGCCTGAACTGGCGCGGCCAACCTCACTTCGCGCGCCGCCGTGACGGGCGGGGCGGTGGCTGGGAGTATAGCTGGAAGCTGTTCCCGTCGTCCGCGCAGCGGAAGCTGCTGGTCCATGCCAAAGCCCCAGTTGCCCCTGCCCCACGCCCTGATCGGGATGAGGCCTGGGAGTGGTTCGACGCCCTGCCCCAATCCGCCAAGGACAAGGCGCAGCAGCGCCTGCGCATCCTGCAAGAGGTCGAGGCGCTGGACCCGGTGCTTGGCCGTGTACTGGCCGCAGATCACATCGCCCGGGCGCATGGGATCGGCGAGCGCACCATCCGCGGCTGGTTTGTCCAGGTCGAGGGGGTCAGGCTGGATGACCGGCTGCCCTATCTCGCCCCGCGCCACCGGTCCTCGGCCCCGATCAAGCGCTGCGCCGACTGCGATCCCGAGTTCTTCGACCTGATCAAGAGTGACTTCCTGCGACTGGCGCGCCCCACCTTCAGCGCCTGCTATCGCCGCGCGGTGCGGGTGGCCGAGGGCAAGGGCATCGCAACCCTGCCCGAACGCACCATGCGCCGCAGGCTGGAAGTGGCGGTGAGCCGGGTCACGCAGGTGCTGTGCCGCGAGGGGATCGACAAGGTGAAGCGCCTCTACCCCACGCAGCAGCGTGACAAGACGGCCCTGCATGCCCTGGAGGCGGTGAACGCCGACTTCCACAAGTTCGACGTGTTCGTGCGCTGGCCTGCCCTGCCGGGCCAGAACGAGCCTGCCTATGTCGGGCGCCCGCAGATGGTGGCGTTTCAGGACATCTATTCCGGCCGCATCCTCGCATGGCGGGTCGATCAGACGCCGAACAGCACGGCCGTGCTGCTGGCCGCGGGTGACATGATCGAGGACTGGGGCATTCCCGGCCATGTGCTTCTGGACAACGGCCGGGAGTTCGCCGCCAAGGTGGTGACCGGCGGAGCCGCGACCCGGTATCGGTTCAAGGTCAAGGAGGACGATGTGCCGGGCCTGTTCACGGCGCTCGGATGCGAAATCCACTGGGCCACGCCCTACAGCGGGCAATCGAAACCCATCGAGCGCGCCTTCCGCGACATGTGCGACAGCATCGCGAAAGACCCGCGTTTCGACGGGGCATGGACGGGCAACCGGCCCGACGCGAAGCCCGAGGATTACGGCAGCCGGGCGATCGACCTGGAAGATTTTGTGCGGGTGCTGGCCGAGGGGATCGAGGAGCATAACACCCGGTCGAACCGTCGCTCCGAGGTGGCTTTCGGCCGCTCCTTTGCCGAGGTGTTCGACGAAAGCTACAGCACATCGCCGATCCGCCGCGCCACGGATACGCAGCGCCGGTTGTGGCTGCTTGGGGCAGAGGGGCTGCGGCTCAATACCAGGACCGGCGAGGTTGCTTTCCAGAACAACCGCTACTGGGCGGAATGGATGCAGGACTTCGCAGGCGAGCGGGTGGTTGCCCGCTTTGACCCGGCCGACCTTTGGGCCGGGCTGCACATCTACAGTCAGGAAGGCACCTACCTCGGCCTGGCCGCGGCGATGGACCGCAAGGGGTTCTTCGACATGGAGGAGGCCCGGATCACCGCGCGCAGCCGCCGCGCCTGGCTGAAAGCCGAGCGCGAGGCCTCTGCCGCCCATCGCCGCTACACCGCGGCCGAGCTGGGCCGTCAGCTGGACGAGGTGAGCCCGACCGAGCCGCCGAAGCCTGAGGCCAAGGTGGTGCGGATGGTGAAACCGAAAACCGGCACCGTTGCGACCCCTGCCCCCGCTGCGCCGGCCACCGTGACCCCGCTGCCGATGCGGGTGGAGGCCACCCCCGAGGAAACGCCCCGCCAGCGCTTCAAGCGCGCGCTCGACATGCAGCGCGCCCAGGAGCGTGGCGAGGACCTGACCCGCGACCAGCGCAAGTGGCTGGCGGGCTACCAGACCAGCGCGGAGTTCCGCGCGGAGAAGATGCTGTGGGATGTCCACGGCGACCAGATGTTCGGTTGATGCCGGGGACCCGGCCAAGAAACGGAGAGTGAGGAAGAGCATGACTGCCCTCTATGAAAGCGTGGCACCGCTGCGCAACGTCTCGGGCCTGATGACGTTGATCGAGCGGGTGCAGAACCGGGCCTTCGGGCTGCCCGGAATGGCGACCTTTTACGGCCCCAGCGGTTTCGGCAAATCCACCGCCGCGACCTATGCGATGAACTTCTTCGGAGCCTGCTACATCGAAGTCGGGCCGCTCTGGCGGTCCAAGCAATTGCTGGCGGCCATCGCGCATGAGCTGACGCTGAAGCCCGCCCGCACCGCCGCAGACATCTTCGAGCAGGTGGCCGAGCAACTGGGCCGCAACCAGCGCCCGCTGCTGATCGATGAGGCCGACCGGCTGATCCGCGACGACATGATCGAGGTGGTGCGCGGCCTTTACGAGGCCTCGAACGTGCCGGTGGTGCTGATCGGCGAAGAAGAACTGCCCATGAAGATCATGAAGTGGGAGCGGGTTCATGGCCGGATGCTGGACTGGGTCGCTGCCCAACCGGCCGAAATGGCCGACGTGACCCAACTGGCCGCGATCTATGCGGCCGGGGTCGAGATCAGGGACGATCTGAAGGCCCGCCTGCTGAAGGAATCGGGCGGCTCGCTGCGCCGGGTTTCGACGAACCTGAGCCATGTCAAGGAAACCGCGCTGACGCTCGGCCTGTCCCGGATGGGTGTGTCCGAATGGGGCACGCGGGCCTTCTTCCGGGGCGAGGCTCCGCCGCCCCGGCGCGAACATTCGGTTGAGCGGTCGCGCCACCTGCAGGCGGCACGCACCGCGCGGAGGGCCTGATCATGTTGATGGGGGCACTGAAAACCACAACCGCCAAGCGCAAGCCCGAGGTCGAAGCGCGGGCTTGGGAGTTCGCCGTGCGCAGCGAGGTCTTCGGCTATGCGGAGGTCTCGGCCGAAATCATGATCAGCATGGAGGTCGCGACCGCCCTGGTCCGCCAGTGGCAGGATGAAGGCCGGGTGCGGGTCCAGCGCGGAGGCAGCGGCAACGGCCGCAAGCTGTTCGAACTGACGCCGGAGTATCGCGAGCCCAAGGGCCGCGGGCCACAGATCGCGCAGCAACTCTGGAACAGCATGCGCGGGCTGAAGACCTTCACGCCGGTCGATCTTGCCAGCCATTGCCGCGAGGATCTGCGGGTGGTCGTGCAGGAAGCCAGCGCCTACTGCCAGCAGCTGCTGCGCGCGGGCTACCTGCGGGTGGTCCGCACGGCGGTGCCGGGCAAGCGGGACGCGACCTATCAACTGGTCAGGAACAGCGGGCCGAGGGCGCCGCGCGAGAAGCGGATCGTCGCGGTCTGGGACCCGAACGACAGCGTCTACGCCTACATCCCCGGCATGTCGGAGGGCGCGAAATGAGCGGCCCTCTGGACAAGGCTCGCGAGGCATGGGGTCCCGATATGCCGGAGTGGGTGGAAACCCTTGCCATCGAATGCGGCAAGACCTCGCAGAACAAGGTGGCGGCAAAGCTGGAGCGCAGCTCCACGATGATCAGCCAGGCGCTGAGCCGGACCTACAAGGGCGACATGGAGGCCTTGGCCGAGCGTGTCATGGGGGTCTTTGAGCAGGCGGTCATTCGCTGCCCGGCACTTGGCACGATGCCGTCCCATGTCTGCCAGGACTGGCGCGAGAAGGCGAAGACCTTCCAGACCGGAAACCCGCTGCGGGTGCGGATGTATCGGGCCTGCCATGGCTGCCCGCGCTTCAGGAAGGAGCCGGTCGATGCAGCCAGCACTTGACCCCGTGCATCTGGTGACCCGCCTGCGCGCAGTCTGCGAGTTGCATGGCGGGCCGGCGGAGGTCGCCCGCCTGTGCGGCCTGAAGCTGCCCTCGCTGGAGAGCTATCTGTCCGGCAAATGCCTGCCCGGCAGCATGGCCCTGGCCGCAATCAGCCGGGGGCTCGGGGTTTCCGCAGACTGGCTGCTGTTCGGAGACGAGCGGGAATGACCGGGATCGGCCCGACATCCGACAACGAGATCCTGATCCGTGCAGGAAAGGTGTTGGGCCGCATCCAGACACAAGGCCCCCGCGCCCTGGGCGGGATCGCCTTTGACGAAATCGAAGCCATGGCGCTGGCGCTGCTGATCCTCGGCCTCAAGCCCCTCTGCCCCGGCCAGAATTTACCTTCTGTTAAACAAGCTCGGAAAGGCTGAAAACGATGACGAATTTCCCCCCGATGCCGGTTCCGACCGGCCGTATTGAGATCGAAGGCGTTGAACATATCGTGGACGGCAACGGCGCAAAGGTGCCGGTGTCTGTCGTGAAGCCGCAGCACATTCTGGAAGACGAGCTGGTGCGCAGCGAGATCGGCCATGCCCTCGCCCTGTCCGACCAGGTGTCGCGCTTCCACGCCCACAGCTTCGGCAACCTCGCCGCCTTTGACGCGCTGATCGCCGAGAAATACGGGGCGACCGTGGGCGGCAAGAAGGGCAACAAGACCCTGATGTCTTACGATGGGCTCCTGAAGGTGACCGTCCAGGTGGCCGACAATGTGCAGTTTGGGCCGGAGCTGCAGGTCGCAAAGACCTTGGTTGACGAATGCCTGATGGACTGGAGCGCCGGCGCCAACGCCGAGCTGAAGGCGGTGATCACGCGGGCCTTCAACACCGACAAGGAAGGCCAGATCAACCGTGCCGCGCTTTACAGCCTGCTGCGGCTGGAAATCAGCGATGAGCGCTGGAAGCAGGCCATGCAGGCAATCCGCGACGCCATGCGGGTGGTCGGATCGAAAAGCTATGTCCGCTTCTACCAGCGCGTGACCACCGAAGCGCCCTGGGAAGCGATCACCATCGATCTGGCGAAGGCGGGGTGAGCCGGGAGATGATCATAAGTTTCTCCGATATCGCAGTCATTCAGGTCCAACTGCGCGATTCAATCTGGAACCTGGGCGTTCCCGGTCATCGGTTCTTCATGCTGGTTGATGGGAGTGACGGCCCCGCCAATGCGTTGGAATGCTTGAGCCAAGAAGGCTGTAACGCAGTCCTTCTCGAGACTGTTCCTGCCACTGGGATTATCACCCATATGGGCATTGAAAGGTATGCCCGGTCTCTCGATTGCATAGTCACGGGATGTCGGGCTCTCTTCATCCATTCAGACGCTGTTGCATGGGCTATTTCTGTCCCAGATGAGGTTGCGCTGCAGCCTCATGACGATCTCCATGCCCTGCTCGACCCTCGTGAAACAGGTGCCATTGACTTCGGCGCGCATACTCGGGTGCGGGAATTCCTTTTGGCTCGGACCAAAGGAGAGATCGCATGAGCGCCTTCTGGTTTTACCTTCATGGCGACCCCGATGCCCAGCTGCGGCTTAAGGCGTTCTCGTCCAGCTCTCGCGGCGGGAGATTCTCGATCCGCATTGAGGTCGAGACGGATGACCCCGCCAAGTTCGGCTTTGCGCTTGCTGATCTTGTCGAAGTCCAGAAGGGCCAGAAGGCGAAACCCGCCCCGAAAAAGCCTGCCCAGAAGCTGCTGGCCTTGCCCGCGCCAGAAAAGGGGGAGTGATGACCGCCCGTAACCTCCAGCGCATGATCCATGTCGGCTGCAAGCAGCTTGGCCTGGACGATGACACCCGCCGCGATCTGCAACTGGTTGTCACCGGCAAGGCCAGCATGGCCGACATGACCGATGCCGAGATGCTGAAGGTTGTGGAGGCCCTGAAACAGCGGGGCTTCAAGGCCGGGTTCAAGGGGCCTTCAAAGCCCCGCCGCCCGGTCGCCAAACGCGCCGACGTGCGGCTGATCCATGCCCTCTGGGGCGCGCTCGGCCGGGCGGGCAAGCTGAAGAAACCCGGCCGGGACGGGCTGAACGCCTTCCTGCGCACCCGCTTTGAAAAGAAGTGGGGCGCGGTGCCGATCGACGTCGATGCGCTGGCCGACTGGTCGCAGATCACCGATGTGATCAAGGCCCTGAAGGACTGGTGCCGTCGCGAAGGGGTGCTGGAGGAATGAAGAAGCCTGTGTGGGTCACGGATCACGCGCTGGTGCGGGTGCTGGAGCGGGTCGGCGGCTTCGAGGTCGAGCGCCTGCGCCGGGACATCGCGCGCAAGGTGCAGGCCGCTGTCGATGCCGGCGCGGGCGCGGTGGTGATCGACGGCTATGCCTACATCATCGGCCGGGCGGATGATCGCGGCCCCGCGGTGACCACGGTTCTGCGCGTCCAGGCGGACCCGCAGCGCCATGTGCCGGAGGGCGGGAAGTGACGCTGTTTCCCGGTATCGCAGGCGAAATTGAAGCGTTGATCGGGCAGGAACTGACGACGCAACTGCTGCGCCGTTGGGGCGGATGCCGGATCAAGCTGCCGAAGAACGCGCGGGGTTCCAAGCTGGCCGAGGTGATCGGCGCAGACGCGGCCGAGACCATCAGCAAGCACTTCGGGCATGGCGAGGTGGATCTGCCGATGGGGTCCATGCGTGGCCGCGGGCGGCGCCGCGCTGATGCCATCGACATGCTGAGGGCCGGTTCCAGCGTTCAACAGGTCGCGCTGGCCTGCGACCTGCATACCCGCACCGTCTGGAAATACCTGGACGAAATCGGCGGCCGTGATCAGCAGATGACACTGCCGTTTGACATGGGCAATGCCAATCTGGCAGAGTGCCCGCAGCCTCGCGACACCGGCGCGGCCCGACCCCTGAAAGTATTCAGGGGCTAACCCATCCCCCCGATTTGCGACTGTCGGCCTGCGTTGTCCAACGGAGGCCGAAATGCGTTTGAAGAACCACCGGATCGAGGGCCTGCCCTTCGTTCAGGCCAAGCTGACGGGCGGCGCCATCACCCCCGAGATCGTCGTCCTGCATGACACGGCCGGCCGCCTCGACAAGTTCAATTCCCGCGACTACCTCGCCACCACCACCAAGGCGTCGGTGCATTTCGTGGTCGAACGCGATGGCACTGTTTCGCAACTGGTGCCGGCCAATCGGCGGGCGGGCCATGCCGGGCAGTCCAGCTATCATGGCCGCAGCGACTGCAACGCCTTCAGTATCGGAATCGAGATCGTCAATCCCGGCAAGATGACCCGCGGAGTTGGGGGCGCGGTGTTGGCCTGGTGGGGGCAGGATTTCGGGCCGGGCGGCGCAGTGGGTGGCTACCAGCTTGCCGACATCGAAACCCCGCAGCATGGCAAGGGCTGCTGGATGGCCTACACGCCCGAGCAGATCGAGGCGGTGACCGAGCTGCTTCAGGCGCTGTTCGCGGGCATCCCGACGCTGAAGGACATCACCACCCACTGGTATGTCAGCCCCGGCCGCAAGGTCGATACCAATCCCCTGTTCCCGCTGGACAGCCTGCGCGCCCGCATTCTCGGCCGCGATGACCCTGCCGTAGCCGCGGCGGAGACCGCGAGCGTGGAGGTCGAAGGCGAGAACCTTGTCGAGATCGAAGCCCCGAGCGGTCTGAACTTCCGCAGCTGGCCGTCCTTCAACCCCAATGTCATCGCGCAAGTCCCGGACGGCGCCGTCGTGCCGGTCAACCGGGAAGGCGTGTTCGCCGGCCGGCACTGGCTGAACGTCACCTATGCGGGCCGCGAGGGCTGGATCGTCGCCAGCTACGCCGCCCCCGTCATCCACCAGAGCGCCTGAGGAGTGCCCATGTTCCGTCTGCCCAACAATACCAGACTGCCCGAGGCCTCGGCCTTCGGCGTCAAATCCTTCTGGCTGCTGCTGATCACCGTGCTGGTGACCGCCTGCAATGCCATGGGGTTCGATCTGCTGCCGAGCCTGTGCGAGGTCGGCCTCGGCTGCACCGCGCAGGAAGTCGTCACCAAGGGCGAGCGCGCTGTCTCGCTGGTTCAGCAGCTGGTCCCGATCGCCAGCTCGATCTGGCTCTGGATCGAGCGGCGAGCGCCGAATTTCCGGCTGGTGTTCTGGCGTCGTCGCGGGGTGTCGCAGTGACGCCAGCGCCCACCGCCTTCGACCTCGGGCCAGCGCTTGCGCTGGTCCTTGCCGCCCTGAACATCCTGAACATCCTCTACACCTGGTGGCGCACCCGCGACCAGAATGTCGAGACGCGCTTCAAGGCCGGGTCCGAGCGCATGGACCGCTTGGACCAGCGCCTCGCCAGTGTCGAGCAGACCCTGCGCGCCCAGCCCACCAAGGAAGACATGCACCAGCTGCATCTGGCCCTGAAGGAGATGCAGGGCGAGATGAAGACCATGGCCGCGGTGATGGAGGGCAACAACAAGATCATGTCGCGCCTCGAAGACATCGTCGCCCGGCACGAAAGCCATCTTCTGGACGGGGGTAAATGATGAGCGACTACGGAACCATGCTGCGCAAGCACCGCCGCCTCGCGATCCTGCGCTTCCTGAAGGACTGCGATGGCTATGCTGCCAATGGCTCGATCATCCGGGATGTGCTGAACGGGGTCGGGGTCACGTCCACCACGGATCAGGTCACCACGGAACTGGCCTGGCTGAAGGAGCAGGGCCTGATCACGCTGGACGATCTGGGCGCGCTTCTGCTCGCCACCGCCACCACGCGCGGGGTGGAGATCGCCCAGGGCATCGCATCCCACCCGGATGTGCAGCGCCCGAGCCCGAGGGCCTGACATGCCACCGCCCCGCAAGATCGATCTGCTCCCTCAGGAACTGCGCAACTGGCTGCAAGAGGAACTGCGCACCAGCGGTTTCGCCGGCTACGAAGACCTGGCCGAACGCCTGAACTTCCGCCTGGAGGCTGAAGGGCTGGAGCTGCGCATCCGCAAGTCCGCGATCCATGCCTATGGCGTGGAATACGAGGCGATGGTCAGGGCGCAGGAAGAGGCCAGCGCCTGGGCGGTCGGCTGGATGCAGGACGAAGGTCTGGCGGATGAGGCCAAACGCCATTCGGTGCTGTTCCAGATGATCACGACGCTCGCCTTCAAGGTGATGAAGTCCCAAGCCCTCAAGGAGGGTGACGAGATCGACCCGAAGGAGCTGCATTTCCTCGGTCGGATGCTGAAGGACGTGATGTCCTCTTCGGGCATCCGGGAGCAGACCATCGCGGCCGATCGCAAGGCGCAATCCGCCAAACTGGAGGCTGCCGTGGCCTCTGGCGACATCGACGCCGAAGCTGCGGCCAAGGCCCGCAGGATCATGGGCTTCGCATGACCATCTTCCTGCAAGAGAAAGAACTGATCGTCGCGGGCTTCCCGATCGTCGTCGATCACCAGATGGGTCACATTGCGGTCGCGCATGACGGAGCGATCAGCTGGGATCAGTTGCAAGCGATCAAGAACGCCATCTGGGGTGCCGATGCCCGCGCCGTGGAGGTCTATCCGCGCCAAGGCGATCTGGTGAACTCTGGCAACTTCCGTCACCTTTGGCGTCTTGGTGAGGGCGACTTCTGCCCCGATCTCCTCATGCACGATGCCTCGGACACGAGCCACGGGGATAGCCTCGAACAGCGCCACCGCGCTGCCTGGGCGGAAGCTGACGAGGTCTTCAGATGAGCAATCTGCGCGGGGGCTATGTAGCCTGCAACGAATGCGGCGAGCCGTTGCGCGCCACCCGAGCGGTCGGCCTGCGGGATCAGTGGCCCATGCACCTCTTCTGCGCGGTCGATCGGCAGGATGACGAGGGCGCTGGCGCCCATGCCGTCGCGGGCTTTCTCAATGCGCTGGTCTGGGAGGGCGAGAATGAGTGCGCTTGACCCCGCCTCGCCCGTCATCCGCTTCCTGCCTTACCAGAAGGCATGGATCGCGGATCAGTCGCGGTTCAAGATCGGCATGTTCAGCCGGCAGACCGGCAAGACCTTCTCGACGGGTGGCGAATGCGCCGATGACTGTTTCACCGCCTGGGCCGAGGACCGGCGCGCACGTTGGGTGATCCTGTCGCGCGGGGAGCGGCAGGCGGCCGAGATGATGACCGAGGTGATCAAGCCGTTCACCCAGGCCTATTACGAGGTCTACAATACCCTGTTGAAAGGCGGCGAGCCGGAGTTCATCGAAGGCGAGTTTCGCGCGCCCCAGGAGAAGGGGCCGGATGCGGTCTACAAGCAGCTGGAGGTGGCCTTCCCGAACGGGTCGCGCATCACGGCGCTGCCCGCCAACCCTGACACCGCCCGCGGCTTTTCCGCCAATGTGATCCTGGACGAATTCGCCTTCCATGCGAAGTCGCGCGAGATCTGGGCGGCGCTGTTCCCCGTGATCTCCAAGTCCGGCCTGAAGCTGCGGGTCATCTCGACCCCGAACGGCAAGGGCAACAAGTTCTACGAGCTGATGACGGCCGAGGATACGGTCTGGTCGCGGCATGTGGTCGATATCTATGAGGCGGTGCGGCAGGGGCTGGACCGGGATATCGACATGCTGCGCAAGGGCATGGCCGACCCGGATGCCTGGGCGCAGGAATACGAGCTGCAATGGCTGGACGAGGCGTCCAGCTGGCTCGACTACGATCTGATCAGTGCCTGCGAACATCCCGCCGCCGGTCTGCCCGGTCTATACCAGGGCGGGCCGTGCTTCGTGGGTGTCGATATCGCGGCCCGCAACGACCTCTTCGTGATCTGGGTCATGGAGCTGGTGGGGGACGTGCTCTGGACGCGGGAGATCATCACCCGCCGCCGCGCCTCGTTCTTCGAGCAGGACCAGCTGCTGGACGAGGTCATGCGGCGCTACCGCGTGGTGCGCTGCCGGATGGACCAGACCGGCATGGGCGAAAAGCCAGTCGAGGACGCGAAGCGCAAGCATGGCGAAAGCCGGGTCGAGGGCATCCTGTTCTCGGCCGCGAACAAGCTCGACATGGCGACGGTGCTGAAGGAGGCGATGCAGGACCGCAAGGCCCGCATTCCGGCGGGTGATGTACCCCTGCGGGCGGACCTGCATTCGATCAAGAAACAGGTGGGTGTGACCGGCACCCCGCGCCTGATCGCGGACAGCGATACGGACGGCCACGCCGACCGCTTCTGGGCGGGTGCGCTGGCGGTCTCGGCCGGGCAACTGACCTATCAACCCTATGATTACCGCCCGGTGCCACTGGGCGGCGGTAAGGATTTTGACCGCGACATCGCCGTGACCGGCGGATTTCGCGCTGGCAAGGGGATTTTCTGATGGCGCTGCTCGATACCTATGGCCGCCCGATCAAACTGCAGCAGCTGACGCGGCGCCTGGCTGAACCGGGTCTGACCGGCATCCGTCAGCTCTGGTCGGGCTCCGCCGCCTCGGGCCTGACGCCGCAGCGGATGGCCGCGATCCTGCGGGCCTGCGACCAAGGCGACCTGCACGAGTTCCTGACGCTGGCCGAGGAGATGGAGGAGCGCGACCCGCATTACCTGTCGGTGCTGGGCACGCGGAAGCGGGTGATCAGTGGCATCAAGCCGGCGGTGAAGCCCGCAGGCGAGGATGCGCGGTCGAAGGCGATTGCCGAGGCGGTCGAGCGGGAGATCGCGGAACATGACGGGCTGCCCGACCTGATCGAGGCCCTGCTGGATGCGCTCGGCAAGTCGTTTTCGGTGGTCGAGCTGGATTGGGCGCGCGGGTCGCGCATGTGGAGCTTTCGGGAGTTCGTCCATCGCGATCCGCGCCATTTCACCTTCGATCGGGAAACGGGCCGGGAGGTCCGGCTGCTGGACGAGGCGGCGCCGGTGGAAGGTCTGGCGCTGGAGCCGGCCAAGTTCGCGGTTCACCGCGCGAAGATCAAATCGGGGCTGACCTATCGCAACGGGCTTGCCCGCGTCGTGGCCTTCGCCTGGATGTGCAAGCAGTACACGCTGAAGGACTGGATCGCCTTCATCGAAACCTATGGCCTGCCGCTGCGCCTCGGCCGCTACGGGCCGGAAGCCACGGCCGACGATGTGCGCAAGCTGTTCCAGGCGGTTGCCAATATCGGCACCGATGCGGCGGCGGTCCTGCCGAAGTCGATGGAGATCGACTTCCAGAATGGCCCGACCGTCACCGGCGACAAGCTGTTCGAAACCTTCGCCCGCTGGGCGGACGAGCAGATCTCGAAGGCAGTGCTGGGCCAGACCATGACGGCCGACAGCGGATCGTCGGAGGCGCAGGCCAAGGTCCACAACGATGTGCGCCATGACATCGCGATCAGCGATGCCCGTGCGGTGATGGGCACGATCAACCGCGATATCGTGCGGCCCTTCGTGGATCTGAACTTCGGGGCGCAGGAGGACTATCCGCGCCTGCTGCTGTCGATCGAGGAGCCGGAGGATGCCAAGGCCAAGATCGAGGGCGCCGTCGCCCTCGCGGGAATCGGCGTGACCTTCAAGGCGGCGGAGTTGCGGCAGACGCTGGGCTACAGCGACCCGGAGGAGGGGGACGAGGTGGTCGGCGGGCAACCCAAGGCAGCGGAACCGCCCGTAGAACCGCCAGCGGCGCAGAACCGGCTGGCGCTGAACCGCGAAGATCCGCCCGCCGATCCGCCCGCCGATCCTCTGGCCGAGATCGAGGAGGACATGCTGGCAGACTGGCAGGAGCTGTCGGACGGGCTTCAGAAGGGCATTGCCTCGGCCGTGGATGAGGCCGGCAGCTATGAGGACCTGCTGGCGAAGCTGCCCGAGGCGCTGAGCCACATGCCCACCGGACTGGCCGTTGAAACCCTCGTAAAGGGCCTGTTCAAGGCCCGCGCGCTCGGGGACCAGAAGGATGGCTGAGGACTTTCCCGACCGCCCCGGATACAGCTTCGATCCGGGCCCGCCGCCCGAGGCCAGCCGCTATCTGAAGAACAAGGGGTTCCGTCCGGCCTTCTCCTGGAAGGATGTGGAACCCGAGGAACACGCCGTCGCCTTCACCGTCGCCAAGGTCATGGAACTGGATCTGCTGGAAGCCATGCGGGGCGAGGTGCAGAAGGCGCTGGACGAGGGCCTGCCCTTTGCCGCTTTCCAGAAAAGCTGGCGCAACAACCCGAAGCTCGCGGACTGGTGGGGCAAGCGCGAGATGACCGATCCGCTGACCGGCGAGGTCAAGGCGGTCCAACTGGGCAGCCCGCGCCGGCTGCGCACGATCTACAATGCCAACCTGCGCACCGCCAGAGCGGCCGGACAATGGGAGCGGATCGAGCGCACCAAGGGGGCCTTCCCCTTCCTCGAATATCGCACCGGGCCGAGCGAGCAGCACCGCCCGCACCATCTGGACAAGGCGGGGATGATCCTGCCGGTGGACAGCCCGTTCTGGGACGAATGGATGCCGCCGAACGGCTGGGGCTGCAAATGCTGGGTGCGCCAGGTCACCAAGGCCGAGGCCACCCGGCGCGGCGTCTCGGCCACCCCGGACGTGCCGGATCGGGTCTGGGAAAATGATCGCACAGGGGATCGCCGCATTGTGCCGCAGGGCATCGACCCCGGCTGGGAGCGCAATCCCGGCAAGCTGCGGCTTCAGCACATGGAGGCGCTGCTGAAGGACAAGCTCACCGCGTTGCCCGAGGCGGCGCGCACGGTCGCCCTGCGAGATATCGCCACCAGCTGGCGGGTGCAGCGGATCATGGACGGTGCGCCGGGCCGCGCGCCCGTGGGCATGCTTTCGGCGGACATGGCAGCTGCGGCCGAGGTGTCAGATCGGATGATCTGGGTGAACGCCTCGACCTTTGAGCACGTCGTCCTGGATCACATCGGCAATCCAAAGGATGCCACTTTCCGCAAGGCGCTGATGGCCGTGATCGCCCATGCCGATCTGGCGCGCTATGCCGCCGTCGAGACGCGGGCTGATGGGCATGCCACGCTGCGCGTTCTGATCCCGTTCGACAGGTTCTTCCATGTCGCCGAGAGCAAGAAGCCGGGGAAGGCCGAGCGGCCAACGGCACTGGTTCTGTGGTTCGATGACGGGATGCGCGTGCGGACGATCATGCCGACAACCGAGGACAAGTTCATCGCCCAGACCGAAGGGCAAGGCTATCGTCTTATCGATCTGGAGAAGAAATGACCCGGAGGGGCGACCATCCCTCACAGCCTGAAAGCCGGTTCGTCATGGCTCGGGTCACAGGCCGAAAATAGCCCCCCGGCGGACCAAATTCAAGCCGGTCCGCAGATGACACCGCCGCCTTGCCCTCAGGACGCCCGTTAAATACCATTTAAATACCCTAGGAAGCCCTCGACAGGCGCGCGGGTCTCTCGGTAGGGTGTGACGGAGGAGGCCCCTCAGCGGCCCGCTCCTGCGACGTTTCCCCAAGCCCCAGATCACCGGCATTTCCCCCTGAATGTATTCAGGGGCTATCGGGCGTCCCGCGCCTGCGATGGTGCGGGCATGGTGAAACGCACATCCTCCCTCTTCGGGCTTGCCCTGAACCTGGCCGCCGACGCGACAGCGCCGGACTGGGTCCAGCTCACGCCGGCCGGTCCCAGGATCATCGGCCGCGATGGCCGCTGGTGGCAGATGACCGATCCGCAGGCGGTTGCCGATCGCTTCGACCCGACGAAAGAGCCGCAGATCGACATCGAGCATTCGAGCCAGATGCAGGCCCCGAATGGTCTTCCGGCCCCGGCTGTCGGCTGGATCAAGGCGCTTGAGGTCCGCGACGGCGCGCTTTGGGGCCGGGTGGAGTGGACCTCGGTCGGAGCCGAACTGGTGGCGGACCGTGCCTATCGCTACCTGAGCCCGGTTTTCACCTACGACTTCGGCACGGGCGACATCCACAGGATTGTCTGCGCCGGCCTGACCAACACCCCCAACCTTGAACTGGCGGCCCTGAACGCCGCCGAAACGGAGAGTGAAGAGATGGACAAGGCTGTCCTTGACGCCCTCGGCCTGCCGGGCGCGGCAACCGTGGCCGACGCGGTGACCGCGATTGCCACCCTGAAGTCCGAAAAGGCCATGGCGCTGAACCAGGTGCTGCAGCCCGACCCGGAGAAGTTCGTGCCGAAGGCCGATCATCAGCTGGCGCTGAACCGGATCACTGAATTCGAGGCCGAGGCGAAAGCCCGCGCCGAGCAGGAAGCCATCGCTGCGGTGGATGCGGCCGTCGCGGCCGGCAAGGTCGCGCCGGCAAGCCGGGACTATCACCTCGCGGTCTGCCGCGAACAGGGCGGGCTGGCGAAGTTCAAGGCTTTCGCCGAGGCGGCGCCGGTGATCGCGGGTCCGTCGAAGCTGGGCGCGGAGCCGCCGGCGGGGCAGCAGGGCAAGCTCTCGACCGAGGAGCTGGCCGTCTGCCGCCAGATGGGCATGACGCCCGAGGATTTCGCGGCCGCGCGCGCCGCCGAGCAAAAGGAGTAAGCCGCAATGGCCGTGATTACCGCCGAAATCCTTCAGGCCCTGAATACGGGCGTGAAGAAGAACTTCCAGGACGGCTATGCGCAGATGCGCGCGGGGGCCTTCTGGGACCAGGTCGCCACGCTGGTGCCCTCGACCACCGCGTCCAACACCTATGGCTGGCTGGGCGATTTCCCGCAGCTGCGCGAATGGGTGGGGGACCGCGTCGTCAAGGATATCAAGGAATCCGGCTACTCGATCGCCAACAAGCTGTTCGAGGCCACCCTCGGGGTGCAACGCACCCAGATCGAGGACGATCAGTTCGGGCATTATTCGCCCATCGCGAAGTCGATGGGGCAGGAAGCGGCCCAGCATCCCGACCGGCTGCTGCAGGCCCTGATCACCGGCGCCGGTGCCGCGCTCTGCTATGACGGGCAGTATTTCTTCGACACCGACCACCCGGTCGCGGCCAATGCTGACGGCACGGGCGCGGTGACCAGCGTCTCCAACGTGGTCGCCGGCGCCAATCCGGCCTGGTATCTGCTGGACTGCTCGAAGGTGCTGAAGCCCTTCATCTTCCAGGAGCGCACCAAGCCCGAGCTGGAGATGAAGTTCGACCCCTCCACTTCGGACAGCGTGTTCAAATCCGACCGCTTCGAATGGGGCATTCGCTACCGTTGCGCCGTCGGCTTCGGCTTCTGGCAGCTGGCGCGCAAGTCCCAGGCCACGCTCGACGCCGCCGCCTTCACCGCCGGCCGTCAGGCCATGCGCGAGCTGAAGGGCGACGGCGGGCGCCCGCTGGGCATCGTGCCGAACATCCTGATGGTGCCGCCCGCCCTGGAGGCTGCGGCCGATGCCATCGTGAACGTCCGCACCCTTGCGGGCGGTGGTGACAACCCGAACTTCGGCAAGGCCAAGGTCGTCGTGATGGATTGGGCGTGATCATGAGCCAGCGTCTTCTGATCACCGCCGTCGCCGCCTCGGGCCTGTTCCATCGCTGCGGGCGCGGCTTCACCAGGGAAGGTGTCGTCGTCATCTATCCCGACGAGTTCACCCCCGAGGAATGGGAGCGGCTGAAGGCCGAGCCGATGCTGCACATCACGAAGGCCCCGGAAGGCGCCGAGGCCGAGGCGACCGCGGCCGACCTGAGGGCGCTGCTGCGCGCGGCGATCGGCAAGCTGGAGCAAGCCGATTTCGGGGAGGACGGCGTGCCGAAGGCGGATGTGCTGCGCAAGCTGCTGCCCGCGGGCACCAAAGGGGTCACCAGGTCGATGGTGGCCGAGGTCTGGGCCGAGCTGAAGCCGCCCGCAAGCTGATCCCGAGCGAAAGAACCGGTCGCGGACCCGCCCCTGCAAGGCCCGGAGAGAGGCACGGGGTGGGAGGTTCGAGTAGGCCAGCCGGGGGCGGACCCGGACGCGAACGTCGCAAGGGGGCGTGACAGCCGGAGAGACGGCACTTTCACATAGGAGAGATTACCGATGACCGCTGCCCTCAAAGACGCGACCTGCGCGACCGCCGAACAGGCGCTGAAGGATTTCAAGGATGCGCTGCTTGCGGCGAAGCTGGATTGCGACGCGATCCTCGACCGCCTGCCGCAGAGCCGCGCGGCCGCGATCGCCCGCACCAATCTGGAGACCGGCTTCCTGTGGCTCGACCAGGCCGGCCGCGAGTTCGGGGCCTGACCCATGGCTTACGCCACCCAATCCGACATCACGGCGCTTTATGGCACCCAGGCACTGGTGGTCGCCGATCATGACCGCGACGGGGTGCCGGATACCGTGGCCGTGACGCGGGCTTTGGCCATGGCGACGGGCGAGATGGATACCTACATCGCCCGGCGCTACACCCTGCCCTTGCCCGCCACGCCCGCGCATCTGGTGCAGCTTTGCGTGGACATCGCGCTCTATCGGCTGGCCCTCTCGCAGGACGTGGCGAGCGACGAACACCGCAAGCGCTATGAGGATGCGATCGGCACGCTGACCAAGATCGCGGACGGCCGCGCCATGCTGGTTCTGCCCGTCACCCCGCCCGAGGAAGGCGAGGAGCCCGAGATCACCGGCCCGCAGCCCATCGTCACGGGCGGGCCGGAGCGCCTGTTCAGCCGCGAGAAGATGAGGGATCTGTAACATGACCGGCGTCGTGGTCGAAACCGATGTCTCCGTTGCCGCCGCCGCGCTCGGCCGGCTGAACGACGCGCAGCTGGCGCAACTGATGTATGAAGTCGGGGCGCTGATCGAGGATCAGACCAAGCTGCGCATCGCGGATGAGAAAACCTCGCCCGAGGGCGCGCCCTGGGCGCCCTGGTCCGCCCGCTACGCTGGCACCCGAAATGCCAAGAACAGCCGGCGGCATTCGCTGCTGGTGGGCGAAGGCGATCTGCGCGACAGCATCCAGAACTTCACCACCGGCCTTGAGGCGGTGGTGGGATCGAACCTGATCTATGCGGCCACGCATCAGTTCGGGGACGCCGCGCGCAATATCCCGGCGCGGCCCTACCTCGGTCTCTCGGCCGACAATCGCACGGCGATCGAGGAGCTGGTCGCGGGGCGGATCGAGGATCTGCTGCAATGAGCCGCTATCACACCCCCGTGGATCTGCTGGGCACCCTGCCCGACCTGATCGCCGCCGAGATCCATGCCGCCCTTCCCGGCCTCAGGGAATGCCGGGGCATCGCCGGGCGGCTCGACATCGAGGCGCTGAAGTCCCGGGGCATCGCCGCGCCGGCCGTGCTGGTGGCCCGCCTGCGGGCGCGACAGGACCGGACCTATGCCGGACCGCACCACACCTACCGGCTGCAGATGGCGGCCTTCATCCTCTGCAAGGACACGCTGGGCCTCACGCGCGATCAGGCGGCGGCGAACATTGCCCAGGTGCTGATGCGGATCATCCCGGAGAGCCAGTGGCAGCTGCCGGACCATGTCCACCCCGCCGAACTGGTGACCGAGGAGCCGCTGGTCTCGGCCGCATCGGACAAGGCCGCGCTGGCGCTGACGGCCGTCACCTGGGAACAGGTGATTGCGGTCGCGCCGTTTGACGCGCCCGAGGCGATCACGCCCGAGGTCTATCTGGGGCAGGCTCCGAAGATCGGCGCGGCCCATGAGGGCGATTACGAGCAGATCGGAGGCGACACATGACCTTCAGCGCCGCCGAGGCCGACCGGCAGATCGCCAATGTCCTTCAGCTCGGCACGATCGTGTCGATCGACAATGCCACCGGGCGTGCCCGTGTGCAGGTGGGTGACCTCCTGTTGCCGCCCGTTCCGGTGATGCAGCTGCGCTCGGGCGAAATCCGCATGCACTGGATGCCCAGCGTGGGCGAGCAGGTCACCATTGCAGCGCCTTCCGGCGACGTGGCGCGGGCCTTCATCATGGGCAGCCTGCCGATCGACGGCAATATGGTGGCCCCGGATGCGGGCAGCCCGACCATGGATCTGGGCGGCGGCACCCTGCGCATCATCGGCAATGTCTTCATCGACGGCGATGTCGAGGTCACCGGCGACGTGGTCGCGACCGGCGTCTCCCTTGTCACCCACACCCATGGAGGCGTCGTTCCCGGCGGCTCCGACACACAGGAGCCAAACTGATGATCCAGAAGGGCCAACCCCAACCGTCCCTTGCCAGGCAGAAGAAGACGTATCGCGTCCTTGCGGCCGGCTGGATCGCCGGACGCTGGCGCGCGGAGGGCGAAGAGATCGAGATGACCGCCGCCCAGGCGAAATATGTCAACGTGGAGCCGGTGGTGCCGGAGCCGGTCGCATCGGCCCGGCGCAAGCCTGCGGGCGCTGACGCATCGTGAGCGGCCTGTCGCGCCTCACCGCCCGTGCGCTCGATCTGGACCGGCACCTCGCCCAGTCGATCACGGACATCCTGACGACGCCGAAGGGCTCGCGGGTGCTGCGGCGCGACTACGGCTCCCGGCTCCCTGACCTGATCGACGCGCCGATGAACGGCGAGACGCTGGTCGATGTCTTTGCCGAGACCGCCGAGGCGCTGGACCTCTGGGAGCCGCGGCTGAAGCTGCGCCGCGTCCAGATCACCGAGGCGGCCTCCGGGCGCATGACCATCCTGATGTCGGGCGAGGTCCTGGGATCTGAAACCACCATCTCCTCCGAGGTGACCGCATGACCGGGTTCACGGCCATCGATCTGTCCCGCCTTCCTGTCCCGGACGTGATCGACACGATCGACACCGAAAGCCAGATCGCGGCCATGAAGGCCGTGGTTCTGGAGACCGCGCCCGAGCTGGCCGATGTTCTGGATCTCGAAAGCGAGCCGGCGGTCAAGCTGATCGAGGCGCTGGCCTATTTCGGGGTGCTGTTCCGCGCCCGGGTGAATGACGCGGCCAAGGCGGTGATGCTGGCCTATGCGACGGGCAGCGATCTCGACAATCTGGCCGCACTTTATGGCGTGGCGCGGCTCACGGTGACCCCGGCCGATCCCGAGGCGATCCCGCCCACCGCCGCAGTGATGGAAAGCGACGTGGCCTTCCGCGCGCGCACGCAACTGGCGCTGGAGGGGTTTTCCACGGCGGGGCCTCGGGGTGCTTACCTCTACCATGCCCTCAGCGCCTCTGGTGACGTGCTGGACGCATCCGTTGTCAGCCCCGCGCCCGGCGATGTGCTGGTGACGATCCTGTCCGGCGCAGTCGGCGAAACCGCCGAGGCCGAGTTGCTGGCCGCGGTGGAGGCGGCGCTCAACGATGAGGACGTCCGCCCGCTCTGCGACACGGTGGGCGTGCAACTGGCGACGATCCTGCCCTATGCCGTCACGGCGGAACTCACGATGTTCGAAGGGCCGGACACCGCCACGGTGCTCGATCTCGCCCGCGCCGCCGTCGAGGCCTATGTCGCCGACTGTTACCGGATCGGCCGGGCGGTGCGCCGATCCGGCCTGTTCGCGGCGCTGCACCAGACCGGGGTCGAGCATGTGACGCTCACCTCCCCGGCCGCCGACATTGAGCCGACCACCGCCCAGGCTGCCTGGTGCAGCGATATCTCGATCGAGGCCGCATGACCTCGATCCTGCCCCCCAATTCAACGCCCCTTGAACGGGCCTTTGAAACCGCCCTTCAGGCGATGTGCGATCTGCCGGTGCCGGTGCGGGATCTGTGGAACCCGGAGACCTGCCCGGAGAGCCATCTGCCCTGGCTCGCCTGGGCGCTCTCGGTCGATGTCTGGGACAGCGGCTGGCCGGTCGAGGTGCGGCGCGCCGTCATCGCGGCCTCAATCGGCGTCCACCGCCGCAAGGGCACGGTTGGCGCCGTCAAGAGGGCCATCGCCGCGGCCGGTCTGGGGGACGCCGTCCTGGTCGAGGATTACGGCCGCAAGCGCTATGACGGCGCGATCCTCCACGACGGCACCTTCGACCATGACGAACCGGATCACTGGGCCGAGTATCGCATCTTCCTCGCGCGGCCGATGTCGATCGTGCAGGCCGAGCAGGTGCGCCGCATCGTGGCGGCCGTGGCGCCGCTGCGGTGCCACCTGAAAGAACTGAACTTCGTCGCGGCGCAGCACCTCTACGATGGCGCGATCGCGCATGACGGCACATTTACCCATGGAGTGGCCTGATGGCAGACCTGTCTGAAGTTTCCGAGTTCCCCGAGGGGGTCTACCAGATCGAGACCACCGATCCGGTGATCGGGGGCGCCCCGAATGTCGGCACCGGCGCGGGCATGTCGAACATCCCGCACCTGCTGCTGGCAAACCGCACCCGCTGGCTGAAGAACGCGGTCGACAGCATCGTTGGCGGGCTGACGAACTTCGTCACCCGCCCCCAGTTCGAAAGCACGCAGCGCCCCGCCACCACCGAATTCGTGCGCCGCGAGATCGGCAATATGCGCGGGCAGATCACGCTCGCCGCCTCGACCGCGCTGACCGCCGCGCACACGGGCATGCGCCTGTTGCTCCAGACCAATGGCACGATCACCCTGCCGTCGCTGGCAAGCGTACCCGCCGGCACCGCGTTCCTGCTGATCGCAGCGTCGGGCTTCACCCCGACCATCCAGGCGGCGGGCGCCGATGTCCTCCATGTCTCGGGCAGCGCCTCGGCCGTGGTGCTGCCGTCGCGCGGCACGCTCTACCTTGTGGCGGGTCCGGGAACCTGGAACGGCGACATGGGGGATTACGCCCTGACCAGATCGCCGCTGTTCGACGCCACCCTGACCACCAGCGGCTGCCAGCGCCTGCCGTCTGGCCTGATCATGCAATGGGGTCAGCTGGGCGCGCCCGGGTCTCTGGCGGACGAGACGATCCCGGTGACCTTCCCGATCGCCTTTCCCACCGCCTGCTTCCAGGCCTTCGCACATGATCCGAACAACGTGCTCTCCGCCACCCAGTATCAGGTGTCGGCGCATGGCTGGACCACCACCGGCATGAGCATATCCTATCACCGCACCGGTGGCGCGGCGGGCATCTCCTCAATCAACTGGGTCGCACTGGGGAACTGACATGACCAGGTATTTCACCTCCAACCCCGTCGCCTTCTACGCCCCCGAAATCCACGGCGCGGCGATCCCCACCGGTGCCGTCGAGATCAGCGACGCGGAACACGCCGCCCTGATCGAGGGTCAGGCGGCGGGCCAGATCATCGCCGCCGGGCCTGATGGTCGCCCGCAGCTTCAGCCCCGCCCCGTACCGGATGAGGCCGAGCTGCTGGAGATCGAACGCCAGGGCATGCGATGCAGCCGGTTCCAGGCGCGGGCCGCTCTCCACCAGGCCGGCCTCCTGCCCGCGATCGAGGCGGCCGTCGCCGCCGCCCCGGCGCTGGTGCAGATCGCCTGGGCCGACGCGACCGAGTTCCGGCGCGACAGCCCCACCATCGCCGCGCTCGCCGCAGGCCTCGGCATGACCGAGGCAGCGATCGATGATCTGTTCCGCGTGGCGATGACGATCACCGCCTGACCCCATCAAGCGAGGCTTTGACAGCACGGCCTCGCTTCTGGCATGCTCCGATCCATTCGCGGAATGTGCCCCGTGATTTCCCCCTGAACACATTCAGGGCCTACCCCACCCCCCGCATTTGAGAAGGTCAGTCCAGCATCCGCCTGGAGACCTTCGCCCATGCCCGAACAGTTCCTTCACGGGATCGAGACCGTCGAGATCGACAACGGTATCCGTCCGATCCAGACCGTCAAATCCTCGATCATCGGCTTCGTCGGCACCGCACCCGATGCGGTTGCGCTGACCTTCCCGCTCAATACGCCGGTTCTGGTGACCGGCCCGAACATGGCCGCCGGGCTTGGCGCGGATGGCACGCTGAAGGACGCCTACGAGGCGGCCTATCAGCAGGGCGTCAGCGCGGTGATCGTCGTGCGGGTGGACGAGGGTGCCAATGCCGCGGCAACCCTGACCAATGTCACCGGATCGGCCGCGAATGGAACGGGTGTTTACGCCCTGTTGAATGCGCCGAACATCGTTGGGCTTACACCGCGCATCCTTGCCGCCCCCGGCTTCACTTCGAACCCGGCCGCAAACCCGGCCTCCCCCGTCACGCTGGCGCTGATTGCCATCGCGGCCCGCATGCGCGCCGTGGCGATTGCCGACGGCCCGAACACCAATGAGGCCGATGCCAAGACCGAGCGCGACAAATACGGCTCGGACCGCCTCTACCTGGTCGATCCGGCCGTGACGGTCTGGGACAGCGATGCCGAGGGCTATGTCACCCGTCCGGCCTCGGGCTTCGTCGCCGGCGCGCTCTCGGCGATCGATGCCAATCGCGGCTTCTGGTGGTCCCCCTCCAACCAGATCCTCAATGGCGTCGCGGGGACCGCCCGGCCGATCACCTGGGGGATTTCCGATCCCGAGACGGAGGCCAACCGCCTCAACGAGGAGGAGATCGGCACGATCATCCGCAAGGAGGGTTTCCGTCTCTGGGGCAACCGTTCGACCGGCGCCGATCCGCTCTGGGCCTTCCTGCCGGTGCGCCGCACGGCGGACATGATCTATGAGAGCATCGAAGAGGGGCTTCTCTGGGCGATGGACCGGCCGTTCTCGCGCCAGTTGCTGCTCGACCTGCGCGACAGCGTGGCGGGCTACCTCGAAGTGCTGACGCGCCGCGGGGCGATCCTCGGGGGCGCGGTCTGGATCGACCCCGAGCTGAACACCGAGGCCACGCTGAAGGCGGGCAAGCTGTTTCTCAACTTCGACATCGAGCCGCCGGCGCCGCTGGAGCACCTGACGCTCCAGGCGCATCGCAACGGCGACTATTACGAAGAGCTGGTGCTCTCCGTGTCCGGCAATCAGCAGTAAGGAGGCACCCATGGCGCTGCCGCGTCTGATCAAGAACTTCAACGCGTTTCACGACGGCATCAGCTATTTCGGGCTGGTGTCCGAGGCCAAGCTGCCGTCCGTGAAGATCCAGACCGAAGCCCATCGCGGCGCCGGCATGGACGGCCCGGTCGGGCAGGACGTGGGCATGGAGGCCATGGCCGCGGAGATGACCTTCTCCGAATGGTCCACGCCCATCCTGAAGACGCTGGGCAAGAAGGATCGCTTCGTCCTGCGCCCGGCCATGTCGAGTGCAACGGACTTCACCGCCTCGACCATCATCGCCACGCTCTCGGGCCTGATCACCACCTCCGAGCCGGGCGATCTGAAGCCGGGCAGCAATGCCACGCTGAAGGTCGTCATGGATGTGCAGACCTACAAGCTGGAGATGGATGGCGAGGTGATCTTCGACATCGATCTGGTCAACGCCAGGCGCGTGATCGGCGGTGTGGATCAGCTCGCGGCCCTCCGCCGCGCCATGGGCTTCTGATGGTGGACCGGACGATGAAGACCAGAACCCTTTCCCAGCCGATCCGCCGCGGTGACACCGAAATCGCCCGCGTCGGCCTGCGCCAGCCCGACACCGGCGCGCTGCGCGGGTTGAAGCTGACCGATGTGCTGCAGATGGACGTCAACGCCATGTGCCGCCTGCTGCCCCGGATCTCTGACCCGGCGCTGCTGCCCGACGAGGTGGCCGCCCTGCCCCCGGCCGACCTGTTGATGCTGTCGTCGGAGGTGGTGAGTTTTTTCGTGACGGCCGAGATGGTGGAAGAGGAGAGCCGCCGGCTGCAATAGAGCTGCCCGACGATGTCGAGGAGGCGATGGCCGACATCGCCTTCGTCTTCCACTGGCCGCCCGCCGCCATGGACCCGATGAGCCTGGACGAGCTGGCCCGCTGGTGGGCCAAGGCCATCGCCCGCGCCAATCCACCTGAGGAGACCGATGGCTGACCTGAACATCCAGCTGATCCTGAAGCTCGTGGACCGCGCGACCGCTCCGGCCCGCGCGGCCATGCGGCTGATCGACCGGATGGGTGGCGAGGGGATGCGCCGCCAGGCCGAGCGGGTGAACCGCGGCGCGGTGATGATGGCCTCGGGCTTCGGCTCGATCACCGGCGCGGCGCTGCGCGGCACGGCGGTGCTGGCGGGCTATGCCGGCACCATGGGGCTGATCACCTCGGCCTTCATCGGCCCCGCGGCCGAGATGGAGCGGTTCAAGGTCCAGCTGAAGAACCTCGAAGGCTCCTCCGAAGGCGCGGAAAAGGCGATGAAGTGGATACAGGACTTCGCCGCCACCACACCGCTCGAACTCAATGACACGATCTCGGCCTATGCCCGGCTGAAGGCGTTCGGGGTCGATCCGACCAATGGCTCGCTGCAGGCGCTGGTCGATACCATGGCGGCCACGGGGGGCGGTGCCGAGCAGCTGGACGGTCTTGTCATGGCACTCGGCCAAAGCTGGACCAAGGGCAAGCTGCAGAGCGAGGAAGCGCTGCAGATGCTGGAGCGCGGCGTGCCGGTATGGGACCTGCTGGCCGAGAAGCTGGGCAAGACCTCGGCCGAAGTGCAGGAGATGGCGACCAAGGGCAAGCTCGGCCGCAAGGAGATCGGGCTGCTGGTGGAAGCCCTGGGTGCGCGCAACAAGGGTGCCTCCGAGAACATGTCAAAGACATGGGGCGGCATCATCTCGAACATCTCGGATCACTGGTCGCGCTTTGCCGTGATGGTGATGGACAGCGGCCCGTTCGATGCCCTCAAGGGCCGTTTGCAGCAGCTGCTCGATCTGCTGAACCAGATGGCCGCAGATGGCCGCTTGCAAGCCTATGCCGAGCGGGTGGGGGAATACATGCTGTTCGCCCTTGATGCGATCTGGGCCTTCGGCGTGGGCGCCTGGCAGGCGTGGCAGACACTGCTTCCCATCGTCACGAGGGCCGCAGAAATCCTTGGAGGCTGGGACCGGCTGGCGTGGTTCGCCGCCGCAGCCCTGATGCACCGGACGATCTTCGGCTTGGTGGGCGGCTTCTGGTCGATCGGGCGCGGGGCGCTGCTGGTTGGCTGGGGTCTCTTCGGCATGGCGGGCGAGGCGACGGGTGCCACCAGCGCCTTCACGCGCCTCGGTATTGCGATGCGGGGCGGGCTGGCGCGCGGCTGGGCTCTCGTCAAAGCCGGGGCCGGACATGCCGCTACGGCGATCCAGTGGCTGAGCAAGGCGCTTCTGGCGGCAGGCCGTGCCGCGCTTGCCAATCCGCTGCTGCTGGTGATCGCGGCCATCGCGGCCGCGGCTTACGTCATCTATCAGAACTGGGACGGGATCGTGGCCTATTTCCAGGGCAAGATCGACCGGGTGCGCGCCGCCTTCGATCAGGGCCTGCTGAACGGCGTGCTGAAGCTGATCTCCGAGTTCAACCCGTTCACGCTGATGATGGATGCGGCCGAGGGGCTGTTCACCTATCTGACCGGCTGGACCTTTGGTGACGTGCGCAAGGCGATTGCCGATGCCTTCGGGTTTGACCCGTTCACCGCGATCCAGAATGCGGCGAAGCGGTTCTGGGTCTATCTGATGAGCTGGGACTTCATGAAGATCGCGGCCGAGCTGGTCGATGCCTTCCTCGCGATCGACTGGGTGCAGGTCGGCATCGACATGATGAACGCGATCTGGACCGGCATGAAGTCCATCGCGGGCAGCATGGGCGCATGGATGAAGGCGCAGGCCACCAGCTGGATGCCCGACTGGCTGAAGGGCGCGGCAGGCTCCGCCCCGATCGGCGGCGGCGGGTCGGACGGCATGGGTGGCGCCATGGATGGCAACCCGGCCGTGATCGGCGAGCGCGCCCTGGGCGGGCCGGTGCGCGCCGGGCGCGCCTACCGCTGGCAGGAAGAGGGCGAGGAATATTTCGTGCCGCGCACCGACGGCATGGTCATCTCGAACCGCCAGCTGCGATCGATGCGCAGCGCTGGCGGCGGGCGCGGCGGCAGCTTCAGCATCGGCGGCATCACCATCAACGCGGCCCCCGGCATGTCCACGGCCGATGTAGGGCGTGAGGTGGTGCGCCAGCTACAGAAAGCGGCGCGCGAACGTGGTTTCGCGCTGAACGATGGGGCCGACTATGCTTGATCTGGGTCTCAGCGTCGTGATGATGGCCTTGGGCGCGTTCCGCTTCGGGGTGAACCGGGCGAACTACCAGTCCTTCACCCGCTCGGCCTCGTGGCGGTGGGAGGCGCAGGACCGGCTGGGCCGCAATCCGGCGCTGCAATTCCTCGGCCCCGGCACCGACGAAATCGCCCTTCAAGGGGTCATTTACCCCCATTTCAAAGGCGGGCTCAGGCAGGTCGAACTGATGCGGCTGGTCGCGAATGCCGGGCAGCCGCTCATCCTGGTCGACGGGCTGGGCTGGGTCTGGGATCGCTGGGTCATCACCTCGGTCGAGGAGACGAAGACGCTGTTCCTCGCGGACGGCGCCCCGCGCAAGATCGAGTTCTCGGTCGGCCTCAAGGCTTACGGGAGCGATGCGGCATGAGCGTCTACCGCACCATCGAAGGCGACATGCTCGATGCGATCTGCAAGGCCAGGCTCGGCTCGGAAACCCATGTCCCGGCGGTGCTGGCCGCCAACCCGCATCTGGCCGACCTCGGGCCGGTCTATGGCGCGGGGGTGCTGATCACCCTGCCCGTCGTCGCCGCGCCCGTGGCGACCGGGCAGATCCGGCTGTGGGGGCGCACATGACGCCCGCCTTCCGCATCGTGGTCGACGGCGAGGACCGCACCGGCGTGGTGGCCGACCGGCTCTTGAGCCTGGTGATCACCGACGAGGACGGCACCAAGGCCGACCGGCTGGAGCTGGAACTGGATGACCGCGACGGCAAGCTGGCATTCCCCGACACCGATGCGCGGATCGAGGTCTCGCTCGGCTTCACGGGCCAGCCGCTGGCCTTCATGGGGGTCTATGCGGTCGATGGGGTTTCGGGCAGCGGCTCGGTGCAGTCGATGCGGATCACCGCGACGGCGGCCGACCTGAAGGGCGAGATCAGGGCGCCCAGGACCCGCGCCTGGGAAGGCAAGTCGCTGCAGGACATCGCCGAGACCATCGCCGGCGAAAGCGGGCTGAAGGCCGTGGTGGGCGAAAGCGTGGCGGGCAAGGTCTGGGACTATCTGGCCCAGACGGCGGAATCGAACCTGCATTTCCTGAGCCGGATCGCCGGCACGCTGGACGCCACGGCCAAGCCCGCGGGCGGCGCGCTGGTCATCCAGCGCCGGGGCGAGGGCAAGACCGCCGCCGGCGACAGGCTGACCCCGCCCGAGATCCCGCGCCACCGTTTCCAGAGTTGGAGCTGGTCCTACGAGGGCCGCGCCGTCTATCGCGCGGCCGAGGCGGAATGGACCGACACAAGCAGCGGCGTGACCCACAAGATCAAGCTCGGCTCCGGCACGCCGCTGAAGAAGCTCCGCCACCCCTACCCGACCGAGGATGAGGCGACCCGCGCCGCCGAGGCCGCGGTCTCTGGCGCGGAACGGGCGGCGATGACGCTGGAGGCCACGCTCTCGGGCTTCGAGCCGGGCCTTCTGGGCGGGGCCACGGTCAAGGTGGCCGGGCTGCGGCCCGAGCTGGTCGGCGAATGGCATCTGGAAAGCGTCAGCCATCAGCTGGACGCGGGCGGGCTGGTCACCAGCTTCCGGGGCAAGAAGGGGGACACGGCGTGATTGTCTACAAGTTCTATCGCGGCTCGGACCGCACCATCCCGTTCCGGCTGAAGGACGCCGGGGGCGGCAGTGTCGATCTGACCGGCGCGACGGTCGAGATCTACCAACCTCATCCCGCCTTGGCCGGCCATATCGCCGCCGCGATCACCATGCCAGCCGCCGGGTCGGGCGAGATCGCGATCTCGTGGGACGAGGCCATGCCACATGGCCGCGAGATGATGTTCCGGTTGCGGTTCACCATAGAGGGCAAACGGCTGTCCGGGCCGCAGGTCTGGCTGGAGGTCGAGTGATGTCGGATTTCGTGCTTGAAATCATTGAGGAAGGCCCCCTCCTGCTCGAGTTCGCCCTCGGCGGGGATGGCGCGCCAGGCGCGTCGGCCTATGAGGCCTGGCTCGACGCCGGACATGCCGGGACCGAGGCCGATTTCCTTGACTCGCTGCGGGGCGCGCAGGGCGACGCAGGCGAGCCGGGCGTAGGGGTGCCGACAGGCGGTGCTTCGGGGCAGATCCTCGCGAAGACCGCCGGCGCGGACTTCGCTACCGGATGGATTGATCCTCCGGCCGGCGCCTCTCACGCGGCGGTCACGCTTAGCGGCAGTGCCAGCACCAATCCGGTGGTGCTCTCGGGGCAAGCCATCGGCTTTTCTTTCGCATCTCTGGCGCTGGTGCCCGACCTGGCACTAGACGGCACCGACTTTTTGCTGATCGAGCGTAGCGGCGTTTTGTACAAAGCGGCGCTGGCCGACATAGCGGCGTTCATCGGCGGCGGCGGCGGCGAAGGTGAGGGTGAGGGTGAGGGTGAGGGCGAAGGTGAGGGTGAGGGCGACGGCGACGGCGACGGCGGCACCCCAGTAGCACCGCTTTTCGACGCGCTAGGGCTATTCAGCGGCGGCTACACAGGTAGGCTGATCGAAGCCGTGCCTGAACATATGTATACTGACGCCGGCGTCACGCTTGCGGCCATGGGTCAAACTGTCCATTCGATCAGGGAGCAAGTCGGTGGTGGGCTGATTTCCCAAACCAACCTCGCAGATCGAGGACTGCGCGGGTCGGCTGGCGTGATACTGGATGGTGTGAGCGATAAATTCCCGACTGGCTGGATACCGCCTGCCGGGGCTTTCACGGTGCTGATCGCCTTCGACGTGGCCGGCGAGCCGGTGCAGGGAACGAGCATGCTTTTCGGCGGCGTTCGCGGCGGGGCAAACCGCATGTCCTTGACCGTCGCAAAAGCCACTGGTGCGATTGCGATGCATCTTGGCGGTGTGTCACATACCATACCGGGCGATCCTCGGGCCGGGTCCATCAACTTCGCCATGGCCCGCAATTCGGCCGGTACGGACATCAAGCTCTATAAAGACGGCGACCTGATCACGACAGACACGGCGACCGCCGTGATCACCGTAAACCAGGTGATGATCGGCACGCGGGACGGCACGATATCTGCCGCAGATTGGGCGACGGGCACATTCCGGGCCTTCATGGCGATCAACCGAGAACTGTCCGCTGCTGAGATAGATGACGTGTTCGGACGCTGGGATCAGCTTAAGGCGTCGAATGATGGCCTGCCTGCGCCGCCCGCGTCGGTTGTTATGCACTACGGGCAGAGCAACGCGCTCGGCATCGAGACGACCGCGGAAAGCATCTATGCCAAGCATGGGAACCGCTGCTTCGCGCAGGCGCTGGAAAGCTGGGTGGCGGATGGGGATGGCAGCGGCGGGTCGGACAGGACGCAATCACAACTGCTTCGCGAGCGCACCTATGAGAGCGGCATGACGCACGGCCTTGGGCGGCTGGTGGATCGCAAGCTGGATGCGGCAGGTGAAACGTACTGGAAGACGTTGCCGCGGCACTACTTCGCGATCAACCCGGCTGTCAGCGGCCTGAACATCGACACGCTTACCGACAGTTCCGCATGGACGCGGGCCGCTCTGGATATCGGCGGGGCGCGGACTTTGACCGGGGCTACAGGCAGCTTCGATTGGCTGTGGTGGGTGCAGGGCTTTTCGGATGCCGCGGCGGCCCGTGGGGCGTATGCCCCGAAACTGGCGGCGCTGATCAGCAAGATCAAGACCGAGGCGATTTCTGCCGGGTTCGTCGGAGCCAACCCGCACACCGTGATCGGCCAGATGTGCCAGTCGCGGACAGCGGCGGGCTTCCCGAGCGTGAGCCTCGGGCAATTGGCCGTCACGGATGCTGATGCCTTGGTGGATATTTTCCCATTGTATCAGGTGCCGTGGCGCAACGGCACCCACATGAATGCCCTGGGCCAGAAGCTGAAGGGTGAGTACTTCGCCAAGGCCATGATGGATATCGAGGCCGGGACTTATGCGCCTGTCCGGTGGTCGGTCACGACATGGACCGACACAGAGATCGTGCTGAGCGTCAGCGGTGGCGCGGGCGTCTATGCCTTCGACACGACGAGCATCCCGGCCGTGACAAACATGGGTTTCGATGTCTGGGCCTCGAACGACACCACGCTGCAGAACATCATCAGTGGCGTGTCTCTCGTCGGCTCGACGATCACGATCAGCCTGTCGTCTCCCGCGCCCGCTGGCGCCCGCCTTGGGTATGGCTGGGGTCGGGCCGGCATGGCGATGCCCGTGAACGCGCCCTATGCCCTGGGGAACCTGCGGGATAGCGACGCTCGGACGGCGCTGGTCTCTGGCGTCAGCTACCCGCTTTACAACTGGTGCCTGATTATGGAGGGCATCAAACCGTAAGCGCAGCATCCGACCAACACTGCGGCTGGAATGGATCGCCCCCTGCCGCCGCAGGCTGGAACGGTCGGGGGATTACGGCACCCCGGAACGGGACCCGAAACGCCCCGAGAATTCATCGACTCCTGGAGGAAAGGTGTTTAGCCATGACCCGGATTGAAACCATGGACCTTTTCGACATGATTGCCATCAACGGCGCAGAGACCTGGACAGCCATGACATTCGTTTCCGGAGCCATTTCTGATTGGCGCATGTGGTGCCAGTTGATCGCCAAGGCAGACCGGATAAACCTGCCTCCCCTTGCAATTCCGATGGACCAGCGGGCGCAATTCATTGCCTGCTGTCAGTGGCTCGGAAATACGGCCAAAGCTCTGAAGATGGTCGCGGCAGCAGACGCCGCAGATCGTGCGGTGCGTGAGTGCGCGGTCAGTCTGGCGACGCCTATCGGATATGATGCGCACCGCTTGATGCAGGTGGTACTCTGTGGCGACCGGCTGATCCACGCGTTTAATGCCGAACTGCGCGCGCGCCATGTCATGGCGCTCGACACGCGGCATGTTGAGTATTTCTCGGACCCGTCCCCGTTCGGGCAGCAGGTCGAGGATGCCTTCCCGTCGGCCGCGTTCGACATTGCTGAAGCCGCGAAATGCCGGGCGCTCGCCCGCTGGACGGCCTGCGTGATGCATTTGATGCGGGTTCTGGAGGCGGGCCTCGGCGCGCTGGCACGGCACCACGATGTGCCTGCCGACAGCAATTGGAACCAGGTGCTCAACCAGATTGAGGTGAAGATCCGCGAAGTGGGCAAACGGACGCATGGGCCGGATGCCGAACAATGGGCGGCCGAGGCCGGCACCCACCTGCGATTCATCAAGAACGCCTGGCGGAACCACGCCATGCATCCCCGGCAGGTCTATGACGAGGAGCGCGCGGTGGCGATCTTCGAGAACAGCCGGTCCTTCATGCAGCACCTGTCCGGGAAGTTGACGGAGTATGAGGCGCTCGGGTGAGAGGGATTGCGGGTAGGGCCAATCCGTTTAACACCCCGTTTAACACCTCACGCGCCGCCGCGTTTTTAAACGGTCCCGCCCCCGTCCACCCGGCCCGCGACCGACCCCGCCTGCCGCTACACCCGCAGAAAACCGCAATGTGGCAAGTTCTGCTGTCAAAGTTGGCAGGTTTTGCTGTCACGCTACAATGGCGGGCAATGACTTATGCACAGAAGATTTGAGCACAAACATCTTTACAGGCTTCCGCTTTCGGCACACCATATTTAGTAAGGGCTGACCGGGTCTCTGCTGTCAGTTGCCCT